TCTATGGAAAAGGAGACAACATCAGAGATTGGATCTACGTAGAAGACCACTGTAAGGCGTTATGGAAAGTGCTGACCAAAGGAAAGAAGGGCGAGACCTATTTGGTGGGAGCAAATTGTGAAAAAACAAATTTGGAAATAATACACGAAATTTGTAAAATATTGAAAAGGAACCCTGATGATTTTATAACGTTTGTTGAAGACCGCTTGGGGCACGACTTTAGATATGCCATTAACAATGACAAAATATCAAAAAACTTAAAATGGAAACCTTCTACAAAATTGGTGAAAGGTTTGCAAAAAACTATAAAGTACTATGAAAAAAAGTTTTTATAGATATTTTACCTCCCGCTTAAAAGGCCCCCTGTGAAACTTGCTATTGTTCAACCCAATTTCTTTCCCTATAAAGCTTATTATGATTTAGCTCAAAGGGTGGATAAATTTATTTTTTTAGACGACTTCAACTATAGCGCTAAAAACTGGGTAAACAAAACTATCATTAAGCTAAACTCTTCTAAATTTTATTTCAGGGTACCTGTCGACTATAAAGAAAATACTGCCACTTTAACAAAAAACGTGAAAGTCAAGGGAGACCAATGGAAGAAAAAGTTTCTTAAATTTACTAAAACACAATACAGGAATTATCCTAACTTTAATTTGGTGTTCCCTATCTTGAAAGAGGTGATAGACTTGCCTTCAGAAAATATTTGTGACATTTCTGCGTATAGTGTATTTAGGATATGTGATGAGCTAGGCTGCAAAACGGAGTTTACCATCTCTTCTGTCAAGCACGGCTGTGTAAAAAAATCATACCACGATAAGATTTTCGAGATATGCCAAAGAGAAAAAGCTAGCACATATTATACTTTCTCAAGACACAGGGGGGAGTTTGATGAAAAGAAATTTTTGCGCGCTAATATAAGGGTAAGTTACTTTGCGTCGTATGCGGATAACTATTCTATAATAGATAGCCTTATGTCTGACGATAATCTATTTTGATTTTGTTAAGAAATAAAGCTAAATGGAGTGTAATCTCCGTTAGCTATGCAAAAAAAAGATAATGACGGACCCGCAGCTAAGGGAAAAGTTAAAATCCGCGGCGGTAAGGAATTAGCTAGAGACTTAAACAAAACGAACAGAGACCCTAAAATCATTACGCCTAACCCAATTAAAAAACAAATAAAGATTAATCAATTTCCTTGGACCGACAAACAAAAAGAATTTTTTAGAATAGCCTTAGACCCTTCAACTAACGTAGTTTTCGTTAATGGTCCAGCGGGGACAGCAAAGACTCTTCTTTCCGTATACTGCGGTCTCCAGCTTTTGAATATGAAGGTTGCTGACGATATAATGTACTTGCGGTCCGCCGTAGAAAGCTCCGATAAAAGCTTGGGATACCTACCCGGAGACGCAAATGAAAAGCTGAGATTCTACAACTTACCCTTTCTTGATAAGCTAGAAGAACTGCTAGCCGAGAGCACTGCTCAAAAATTAGAAGACCAAAAGAGGGTCTCCATGTTCCCGGTAAATTTTGCCAGAGGCATGAATTGGAAACATAAATGCATCATTCTTGATGAAGCTCAAAATAGCTCCATAAAAGAAATTATAACTGTACTCACCAGAATGGGGGAAGGGTGCAGGTGCTTTGTGTTAGCTGACCCGATGCAAACTGATTTAAAAAATGAAAATACGCAGGGGGGGTTCGAAGGATTATCTCAAGTTTTCTCTGACGAAGAAAGCGTTAACATGGGGATATATACGTTTGAATTTTCAGAGGAAGACATAATGAGATCGGAACTAGTCAAATTTTTAATTAAAAAAATCCGTGAGTTCGCAGAGGAAGAATAAATGCATTCAGCCCTAAGGAAAGAATTTGAAAACCTTAAATCCTTGTCTCAAGAAGAGGGGTCGCCCCTTGCGATTATAGAAACCAAGATGGAAAACGCAGTCTTTATTTCTAACGGAGAAAAGCTAGTGTGCCTAGTTATAGAAGAAACCAAAATTCACAACGTGCTGTCCTGCTTTAAAGTTAATCTAAAAAAATGGGAATGGGCCGAGAACGAAGGATTCACAATAGAAGATGGCCTACCGAAAAAACTGGCTGACGAAATCTTAATTAAGTTCCAAACTCCAAGCGAGTATTTAAATTATTTGGGTCTTTGATCGGGCTTATTGTGCTCCAAGTAAACCTCGGCGTCATGAGCTAGGGAATTTATTTTTTGAAAATACAAGGCCATTTGTCCATCTTCGTTTTTACAAAAAGGGAAACTTAACTCCATGATTTCTTTCAGTTTTTCTTCCATTTCGCCTAATATCAATTACACCTAAAATGGAAATTTTTATTTTTAAAAAAACGATATACGGTTAGTATAGGTTATATGAAGAAATACTGTTTTAAGTGTGGGGCTAAGTTGGTTTTTTCAGCTAGAGAAAAACCAAAGTTTTGTCAAAAATGCGGAACCGCATTAGATTCTTCTGCTTCTTCCGAAAACGCGGGAAACACGGAAGACAACGAAGATCACGAAGACCACGAAGACCACGAAGAAGCCGTTCGAGTAAAAGATATAAATATCGACGCACTTGATTTTGAGTTTGACGAAAACGCACTATCTGTTCGTGGTCGAAAAATTGAAGAAGTAATGGGGACGTTAGACGAGGCTCAATTAACCGACCACCTCTTCCCGGTCAAAAGAGAAAAAACTTCAAGGGAAGAATTTAAAAAAGAATTCAAAAAAGAGGCGGGGACTCTAAAGCCGGGGGAAAATGTCTAACGATGGAAAGAAGAAATCTACAGCTAAGAAACCAACCTTTGAAGAGTCTATTGGTTTTATCGACGTGGAGATAAGAAAGAGAAGGGGAAAATGGAGCCTAACCTCCCTTCACTGGATGGACTATGACGACGTTTCTCAAATAATAAGGATTCATATATATGAAAAATGGCATCTTTACAATCCAGAAAAACCCTTGGCGCCATGGATTAATAGAATAATTTCAAATCAAATTAAAAACCTTATAAGAAATTATTATGGTAATTTTAGTAGGCCATGCTTAAAATGCGAAGCGGCAGAGCCTAATAGCTCATGTAAAATATACGGAAAACAATGCTCGGAATGTCCATTATACGCAAAATGGGAAAAAACAAAGAAAAAAGCTTATGACGTAAAAATGCCATTAGCGTTAGACGATCATTATCATGAAATTAAATCCGTAAGTTTTGAAAGCGGCATAGATATAGAGCGAAGCGCGAAAAAATTACATTTAAAAATGAAAAAAATCCTTAGACCTAACGAATGGGTTGTATATGAAGGGCTTTTTATAAATAATCAGGAGGAAGAAGAAGTCTCTAAGTTGTTAGGATTTAAGTCTAACGAGCAAAACCGTAAGCCCGGATATAAGCAAATTAAAAATATAAGAAAAAAAGTTATAGAAAAAGTTAAAAAGTTACTGGCAAAAGGCGAAGTAGATTTAATGTAAATTTTATGGAAAACCCCTCACTCACCGAAGATCAAAAGAAAATAATTCTTAACGAATGGAATTCTCGTGAGGACAACCCTCCTTCGTTGCTAGAATTAATAAGGCTCGTGCATCCAAATAATCCAGAGCTAGACGGAAGAAGTAAAGAAGGCAGAGAAATTAAGGCTTTTCTAGCTACAAGAAAAATAAAGGCAAGGGGTGCGCACGAATACCAAGCGAAAGAAAAAGTAGAGCTTACCCAAGAACACAAACAATTTGTAGAAAGTAACGCGGGTATGATGAACGGAAGAGAAATAGCGCGCGTTATATTCGCCAATGACGAGCTTACAAACCTTCACCAAGAAGTTCGCACGGTAAATGAATACATAAAGTCCCTAGATTTAAATCCGTACGAAAACCCTGACGAAGTTCCTAGCGCAGAATATAAACCCCCCAGAACTTTCGACAAAACCGTCAATACAGTTAACAGGTACGTTAATAATACGATTGATAAAAATAAAATTACAAGTTCTGTCAAAAAGAATATTGATTCTTTGATAAACTATTTAAGCACTTATAGGTTCAGTCATCAAATTAATACTTACTCATCGCAGACAGACAGAGAGCTGTTCGAGAGCAGCTTCGTAAGGTATACCCACAATAAACCAGACTTATCTCAAGAAGAAGTAGATCAATACATAGTCCTTTCTACAGAAGTTATTATTGCCGCCAGCATCCAAAGAAGGACAGAAAGGCTTCAGATATTGCTTGATACGGCTGCGGAAGACACGGAAGGAAGACGTATCGCCATGGCCCTTGTAGACGCCATCAGCTCCGCCCAGACAGAGTACAACCAATGCATCAACAGGCAACAGAAGCTGTTGGAGCACTTAAAGCAAAAAAGAAGCGATGTACTTAAAAACAAGATAAAAGAAAACGCAAGCGTGCTAAACCTTGTCCAACTTTGGAAAGAAGAAGAAACCAGAAAAAAACTGATACAGCTTGCGAACGTAAGAAAGAAAGCCGTGGCAGATGAAATCGAAAACTTAACCGACATGGACGAAATTAAATGCAAAATCATGGGGATAAGTAAAGGAGAAGTTTTAGATGAGTAAAACCGACGCGCCAGAACCAACTTGCCAAGCTTGTCAAAAACAATTCGAAACACACAGACAACTACACGCGCACATTAAGGCTCATGATTTAAGGGTCGTAGGGTATTATCAAAAATATTTCCCAAGGCATGACCTTCATGACGGCGACATTATCAAGTATAAATCCTTAGAACAGTATTTTTCGACAGACTTTAACTCCAGAACCAATCTTAGGCTTTGGCTTAAATCGGCCCCGAAGAAAGAAGCCAAGACCTATTGCAGAAACACTCTATTAAAAAGAAAAAATGACAAAGGGCTTGTATATACCCCAACTCAGGTGGAGCTTAGAACAATACTTTCGCCGCCCATTCAATACTTGAGAGATATTTTAGATGGGTATTATAAGGTGTGCGAAGAGATGGGGTTCAAAAACAAATATCAATTACCGACAGAAATAGTTGAAGGTAAGGAGTATGCAAAGCCGCAGTATTCTATACACATAGACACAAGGGAGCAGCGACCCTTAAAGTTCGATGATTATCGCACTAAATCCACGACGCTATCCGTAGGGGACTATACTTTTAGTGAACCTAAATTGACATGCAATTGTTATATAGAAAGAAAATCTTTAGCTGACTTTATTTCCACCATGAGCGTTAAAAATTTAGAAAGATTTGAAAAAGAAATAGCAAGAGCTGAAGATGAAAATATCAATTTAATTATTTTGATAGAAGACACGTTAAGTCACGCGGTTAGCTTTAAATATTTACCTCATATATCAAAAAAAATAAAAGCAACGCCAGAATACATATTTCACAACGTACGAGAACTAATACAAAAATATCCACATATCCAATTCCTCTTCGTTGGAGGAAGAAGGGAAGCCGAAAGAGTTATTAAAAAAATATTCTTTAGTGGGTGTTTTTACAAACAAATAGATTTACAATACGCATACGATACGAAAGTTTTATAATGTGGTACTGCCCTGAAAAATACGAAACAGAGCCAGCAAACATCAATAAAAAGATGTTAGAAATGGAAGGCTTTTTGTCTGACAGAGAAGCGAAAATAACTTTAGCAAAGTTTTTACAAGCCAATCTAGGTTTTACTACTGAGCTATTATCGGGAATTAAACTTGCGACATACCAAGAGGTAACTCTTCGCGGCATGATGAATAGAAACTTTACGATGTGCGTGTGGGGGCGTGGTTGCGGTAAAACTTTTATAGCTTCGGTTTTTTGTTTTCTCCAGTGCATATTTAACCCCGGAACTAAGATATTAGTTGCTGGCCCAACGTTTCGTACGGCAAGGTTTATATTTAGCAACTTGGAAAAGATGGTTGAATCTAAAGGGGCAGAACTGCTGACCCAATGTTTCGGCGCAAAAATAAAACGCAATGACCAATTCGAGTGGTCTATTAATGGGGGAACCATAACAGCTATTCCTCTTAACGGGGAAAAGATTCGTGGCTTTCGCGCTAACGTCCTTTTGCTAGACGAGTACCTTTTATTGCCGGAAGACTTAATCAATACGGTTCTTATGCCGTTCTTGGTGGCTCCTCAAAACATGAAAGAGCGTATTGAAATTAGAGAAATGGAGGACAAGCTAATTGGATCCGGCCATATGACAGAAGAAGAAAGAATAGTGTTTGATAATGATTCAAAAATGATCGCCTTGTCCTCCGCGTCATACACGTTTGAAAATTTATACAGAACTTACAAAGATTGGTCAAATCATATTTACGACAACAAAAAAAGTGATTCCTCGTATTTTATTTCACAAATGGGGTACGAATCATTACCCGAGCACATGATCGATCAAACCATTATTGAAGCGGCTCAAGACGGAGGGACTTCAAACGCTTCCTTCCAAAGGGAATATTGTGCGATGTTTACTGATGGTAGCGATAGTTATTTTAGCGCAATTAAAATGCACGATTGCACTGTCCCAGACGGAGAAGAGCCAACAACCCTCATAAAGAAAAGGCAAGACAAAAAATACATAGTGGGTATTGACCCCAATATGAGTGATAGCCCAAGCGCAGATTATTTCGGTATAGCGATAATGGACATTGACGAAGAAAAAGAAACCGCTACA